AAGTCGAAAAAAACCCTAAATCGGAAGATGAACAAGATCCTACAAATAACGGTATAGAGAATCTTGAAGAAGATGAAGATTCTGAGAAGTCCGCGAAAAATAAAGTCGAAAAAAACCCTAAATCGGAAGATGAACAAGATCCTACAAATAACGGTATAGAGAATCTTGAAGAAGATGAAGATTCTGAGAAGTCTAATGATTCTTCACTTGCTGCTGGAAATGTGACAGGCTCTGATTGGGAACCAGATTCTTCACTTGCTGCTGGAAATGTGACAGGCTCTGATTGGGAACCAGATTATTCTGGGCAAGATCAATTTCAAGCGGATACACTCGATGCGCTTTCTCAAAATCTAGATTCTCTCAAGGAGATTATTACAGATTATCATGTCGGAAATCAACCCAACTTGAAAGATATGATGTCAACAATTGTTCCTATCAAAGAAATTATGGCTAGTCGGAGAGCTGATATGTATAATTATGAAAGAATTATGAATTCCGATATGGTGAAGAAAGATTGGAAGAAATTCAAGGAATCATCTAAAAAACATCTGGAAGTTCTGGTCAAGGAATTTGAACGTAAGAAGGCGGTTTTTCAATATAGCCGAGCACAACAATCAAATTGTGGTGTACTTGATGCAAAGCGACTTTACTCCTATAAATTTACGGATCGGCTTTTTAAGAGTATCACGAATTTGGCTGATGCTAAGAATCACGGCATGATGTTCTTTATTGATTACTCCGCATCAATGAGATGTACAATAACCAGTGTTATTGATCAGACATTACAACTAGTTCTCTTTTGTAAAGCCGTTGGAATTCCGTTCGAAATTTATGGATTTACTGGAGGAAATATTTACGCCACAGACTATAATAAAGAGGAAACAATCCCGGGATATAATATTTCATTCAATCATGTTAAATTATTCGAGCTGCTCAATTCTTCCATGAAAAAAGCTGATTATGATTTGGCTTTAAAAGAACTCAAAGCTCAATCGTGTGCTTTTGGTTCAGGGTTGCATAAGAAAGAAGTTAATCTTATTACAATGCCACTTGGCGGTAAATACGAAATTCTCGGAATGACACCTCTCTATGAAACTATTATTATTGCTCATGAATTAGTAAAAAGATTTAGAGCAAAACATAATATTCAAAAGATGAATACTTTGATTCTTTCTGATGGGGCTGCTCATTCAATGCTTATCACCAAGGATAATAATGAGCATATTATACCTTTGAAAAAAGAATCTCGGGCTGCTCCCACCAAATTGAAAATCAATGGCGGCAAAGAAATTAGGATTTATCCAGAATATGCCTGTGAAAATGTACTTTATAATCTTTATGCTCAATTGATTGAAAATCTTAAAGTTACTTGTAACACCACTGTGACTGGGTTCTTCATTGCCAATAATGATAGATCTTACAAAGAAACTGCAATTAACGCTATTCGAAATTCTTCCTCAAAAGGAGTTATTACTCCTTATTATGAATGTGTGGAAATTTTTAAAAAGAATAATGTATCCGCTAAAAAAGAGCGATGTATGATTATTGAAAATGGTTATCGGTATGATGCATACTTCGTTTTTGATAAAGGAAATTCTTTGAATATTTCAGATAAAGAAGAGTTTACATCAGAGCTTTCTTCCGATGACGGAAACTTCGGAGATACTTCTTCTCAAAATAAATTGGCAAAGGAATTCTCCAAATTCAACAAGGAAAGACGAATTTCTCGAGTCTTTCTTGACAAATTCATTGAAATTATTGCTTGAAAATTGAGAAAATATGAACTTTTTTGTTTACAATCCCTGAAAATTGTGCTACAATAAGTCGTCACCAATAAAAGACACACCACACCATGACCGATAAAGTTAAAAATGTACTGAATGAATTATTCTCTAATGGGGTCACTCGTTTTATCTCTTATAACGATATTAATCGAGTTGCTCGTCAACATGATTTGACATTTGCCCAAATCAAGGAAATTTTCATGCCTGATAAATTCAAGGTTGGGCGTGGCCGATTTGATATCACGCCTCTTCTGGATGATTCCAATATTCCAAATATTGGAAATCGTAAACGTAAGGAGCGAGTTTCAAAACTTCAAACGGTGACCAAACTAGTACAAACCTCCAAAGTTCTTGAATTAAGTGCTGGATTGGTTTCAGATCAAGCTCAAAAAATAGTGTCTATTTCAAATAATGGCGTTTTTGTACCTGCAATCGATCCAACATTTGTTGCATGGGGAGAATATAAGAATATCAAGAAAATCATTGAATCTCGTATGTTCTTTCCTGTGTATATTTTTGGTTTAAGCGGGGGAGGCAAAACTATTTCTGTGGAACAATGTTGTGCAAAGCTTGGTCGTGAATATATTCGACTTCAAATTACACCTGAAACTGATAATGACCAAATTTTAGGAGGATTTCGACTTATTAATGGAGAGACATTTTTCCATAAAGGACCTTTGGTAAAAGCTATGGAAGCTGGAGCAATTCTTCTAATCGACGAAATTGACCGTGGAAATAATAAGGCATACTTCGCACTAAATGGGGCACTTGAAGGCAAACCTATTATGATTCCTCAAACTGGAGAAATTATTCATCCAGCCCAAGGATTCAATGTTATTGCAACGGCAAATACAAAGGGTCGTGGGTATGGTGATGATAATCATTATACCGCAGCGACTATTATTGATGAAGCTTTCCTTGAACGCTTTGTCGCCACAATCGATCAACCATATCCTGGGTTTAAGATCGAGCGTAATATTCTCGCAAAACACATGAAAGCTTATGGTTGTAATGATGAAGAATTTACTGATAAGCTGGTCTCATGGTCTTCAGTTATTCGCAAAACTTATGCAGATGAAGGTGTTGACGAACTGATTAGCACTCGTCGGCTTTGCCATATTGCAAAAACATATTCGGTTTTCCAAGATCGTCTTATCGCAATCTCAATGTGTATTGCTCGATTTGAAGTCGAAGTCCGTGAAGCCTTTTTGGATCTTTATCAGAAAATTGATGCAAATCTAATCAAAGCTGATAATTCAGAAAGTATGGAACTAGTTGCAGAAACTGATACTTTGGATGAAGTTCTGGTTTAATCAAAATTTTATTTGCAAATCATAAAGAATAGTTTATAATACTATCTCACATAAAACAAAAACAACAAAAATAAAAAACGATATGACAAAGCCACAAACTAAGAAGTTGACCGCTCTACTCTCGAAGTACACCCAAAAGGAATCTGTGTATGCATTCCTTGCTGCGGGAAATGAGCTGGCTGCAACCGATGCAAAGTCGGTAGCAGTCAAGGATCCGAAGCGTGTAGTGAATAAACTGCGCACAGAGCATGGCATCAAAATCAATTCTAGCCGCCGTACTCTTCGCGATGGTACAACTACCACAGTTTATTCCCTTGGCGAAAATTACTAATTGGTAGGGTAAAATAGGAGACGGTATTGTGTGTGGTGTGCAATACCGTCTCCTTCTTAGATAAACATCACAGAGTCTCTATATTATGAAATAGAAATCAGCAATTATATCCTTTATAATTCAACTTGATCAATAATATAGTTACAAATTTTCCCGAATGAAAAGCAAAGATACTGCAGTACCGATAAAAGAAGTTGGAATTAAATATGATACCGAAAAACATCGGTATGATTTGATTCCTCCTTTTGCGCTGGATTCTATGGTAGCCGTACTTACACATGGTGCCGCAAAATATTCTCCAGATAATTGGCGGCATGTCGATAATGGAGAAACGAGATATTTTGCTGCAATCAATAGACACCTTTGGGCATGGAAACGCGGAGAAACAAATGATCCAGAATCAGGGTTTTCTCATTTAGCTCATGCATTGTGTAATCTGATGTTTCTGTATGAACTATCTCATCCCGGAAATATAACAAAGTAATTTACAATTCTCTCAAAATAGTATATAATAATTTTAACATAAACACTCAATAATATAAAATATGAAGTTATCTCAACAAACTCTAGATATTCTCAAGAATTTTAGTACAATCAATGAAAATCTTGTAGTAAAGCAAGGCTCTACTATTTCTTCAATTTCTGAAGCGAAGAATGTGATTTCAATTGCAGAACTTACAGATTCTTTTCCACAAGAATTTGGTATTTATTCTTTGAATGAATTCCTAGCAATTTATAATCTTACTGGAGATTCCCCGGAACTTGAATTTAACGAAAGCTCGGTTCAATTTTCGTGTGGTCGTAGTAAGGCTAATTTCCGATTTGCAGATATTAGTATTCTTACAACTCCAAAGTCAGCGGTAAAAATGCCTGCATCTGATCTGACACTTACGATCACTGCAGAAGATATTGCGCAAGTCAGAAAAGCTGCAAGTGCATTATCGCACAGTGTGGTTTCAATCAAGGGAGATAATGGCGTAATTTCATTATCAGTGATGGATCCCAAGAATAGTTCAGCTAATAGTTTTGATATTCTTATTGATGAAAATAATGATTGCAAAAGTGTTTTCTCTCTTGAATTTCTAATCTCAAACTTGAAAGTAATTTCTGGAGATTATACTGTTAATATTTCATCCAAATTGATTTCTCATTGGACTCATGCAACAGTTCCAGTACAATATTATCTTGCTCTTGAAAAAAGCTCAACATTTACTATCTAATAATTATGAAAAACGAATTGAAATTAGGCCATCTTGCAACTGATAAAATTACAGGAGCATCTGGAGTTGTGGTTTGTGTATCGCATTGGTCGAAGGGTAAGTTTTCAGCCGAAAGTATTGAAAGATGGTATGCCTACAGATTGTATTACCCTTGATATTGAACAGCTGGTTTTTTCTGAAGAAGTTGATGTGAACATTAATGCAACACCAACTGGCGGACCAAGTATTGCTCCAAAACAACGTATTAATCCTTCTCGATTCTGATAAAATCTCACAATAAACAAAAACAAAACATAATATGACACAAGAAACACAAAATACAGTAGCACTTAGTCTAGAAGATATCTCATTAATGGTTTCCATTATTTCTACAGTTAGTCGACGTGGAGCAATTGCTCCTGAGGAATTTAGTGTGGTTGGAGCGTTCTTTGAACGACTTCGTGCATTTCTACCAGTTCAAGAGAATGAAGACGATTCTTCTGATACTGAACAAGTACCTACTACATTAGATACCGTGAATTCAGAAAAAGAATCAAATGTAATTTCCATCGATTTCACGGGAGTTAAAGCCTAAGAGGCTAACCCAGAAGGGCATATTGATTTTATATTGATATGCCCTTCTATCTATAATTATTATGTTATTTCTTAAATTTATGAATACACAATCATTGAACATTGCAAAAGCTTGTCTTATTGGAAATGTCTGCTTTGATTCATTTGATTCTGAAACTGTTTTGAAGTTTTTCACGACAGGTGCTATTACTCAAGCGATGATGACTTTGAAAGCTAATGGGCTTGTTGAAGATACTGATTATAAACTAACCAATTAATATGAAAAACTCGTATAAGATCATTTCAGTCGATAATCATCAGCGGCGTCTCGGAGTAATGACATTACGTGAAAAGGATAATCAATTACTTGTTAAAGTTGATATGGATCCAATTCATCCGGGATTATTTAATCAGAATTTTGTTTTTGAATTGTTGCGAAAAGTTGAAATTGCTGCATCAACAGAAGAAGAAAAGGAACTTGTCCTTGAAGCAATTGATCATCTCCAAGATCATTGCCGTAAACTCCTAACAGAAACTAGACCACGATTTAGAATTCTTCGCTTTATAGATTGCAATACATTCATGCCTATGATTAGTGTTATCGGCCAAGAGGATAACACTATTGTTACATATAGTCTAAAACGTGTACAAGATTTAGAGGTTACACGTAGTAAAGAAGAAGCCTTTGAAGTGTTCTATAAAGAAATTATGAACGTTACAACAAATGATATGAAAGATATTACTTCCCAAGCCTTAGAATTTCTCAAACAACATCAAGAATAAACATATATGATTGATCTAACAGACCCTAAAAAGAACCAAGAAATTCTTGATTCTATTCGTGAAATCTCTCTAGAGATGTCGAAGATTGACGATGCGAGAGAGCAAATTAAGGAGATCATTGACACAAGTTCGGCGGCGTTCGAGCTAGAAAAGAAAACACTGCGAAAGGTAGCAAAGTTGTTTCACAGTAGAACTGTGGCATTGTTTGAAGCTGAAGTTGGAGAAGTTAAGGAGTTATATTCTGCGATTACGAAGCCGCAGCCTTAAAAGATACGAAATAGCCTCTTGAAAGATCATTATGTCTTTCAAGAGTTTTTTTATTTTGATTATCTAAGAACCCATGCCGTATCTTCTGGTTGTTCAAAGAAATATTGTTGACCCTCACCTTCTTTATCATAGAGTTTTTTACCTTTTCTAGCTTTGGCTCTATTTTGATTTTCTTCAATTGAAACTATCTTACCTAAAGAGAAATCCTCTCCTGGACAATCAAGTGAGCTTATATTAATTATCCCATTATTCCAGCATCTTATATTAAGTTTTTTATTTCTTCTTATTTCTAGAGAAGCCTCTGACACTGTAATTCCTAATATATAATTAGAATCGGGGCATTCTATACAAAATTTATTAATAGTTCCATTGGTCCAACTAACATACCCTGTTTAGCTTTACTCTGTTTTTGATTTATATTTTCACGATCATGGTGACCCTTAATATAATCAGGACCTGGACACTCTTTTGAATATGTTGATATAGTACCATTAGTCCATAAGATCATATCTATATTAATATCATGCAATCTTGTATGAAAATCTTCTGATGTAGTAAACCCTTTATAAAAATCAGGTCCGGGAGATGTTCTCGCTCGCTTGTTTACAGTTCCATTAGTCCAATAGGGACTGTTATTTTGAAATTCTGTAATTTTGCGGTTCGCCTCTTCGGTACGAGTTATACAATAAAATGAAATACCACCATTGGATTTATTTGTATATCTAGGATGTCTTGCGGCATTAACTGTTGTAAAAGACCATGTTTCATATGCAATAGCTTCAGGACCTGTTGCAAAATGCTTAATGAATAAGATTTCAAATGAATCTAATCCGTCCCTTTCAATGTATTTTTTGATATATTCTGATGATGTTAAATATCCAAATTTCATCATCAATATTGAAGAATCACATGTAAATTTTGAATATTTAGATTCTATATATAATTCCATGGACGGTCTGTGTCGTATCCCATAAACATAAGGATCTTTACATGTTAAACCTTCGGGTATATATTATTTATATGAAAGGTTATTTACAAATCACATAACTTAATATATAATCTATTTATACAAAACATGAAAAAAATTAACTTAAATGAATCATTGTGGGTAGAAAAATATCGTCCGCAAATAATTGAGGATTGTATTTTACCACAAAGCATTAAAAATACTCTAAGTGAAATAGTAAAGTCTAGGGATATTCCAAATATGCTTTTAGTTGGAAAAAGCGGTTGCGGAAAATCGGCAAGCGCAATTTCTATGTGTAAAGCAATGGGATTGGATTATATCTTCATAAATGGATCCTCGGAAAATGGAGTTGACATCCTTAGAAATAAGATAACTCAATTTTCATCAACTGTTTCATTTGGAGGTGGCGTTAAGGTTGTAATAATTGATGAAGCTTGCGGACTTACGTCAGCCTTCCAGATGGCGCTCAAATCTAGTATTGAAACATTCGCTTTAAACACTCGTTTCATTTTTACCGCAAACTTTCAAGGTAAAATTTTAGATGCTATTCAAAGCCGTTGTACTATAATTGATTTTAATCCTTCAAAAAAAGATATCGTATCTCTTGCTCAGCAGTTTATGAAGCGCATGAAGTTTATTCTCAAAACTGAAAATATTAAATGTGCTGATGATAAAATCCTTGTCGAACTTATTCTTAAATTTGCTCCGGATTGGCGTCGAGTCTTGGGAGAATGTCAACGTTATTCAGTATCTGGGGAAATTACATCTGATATTCTTGTTGGAAGTTCTGATGAGAATTTAGGTGAACTTATTACGTATCTGAAAACAAAAGACTTTGGAAAAATGCGTTCATGGGTCGCAACTAATTCAAGTTTAGATTCTACAGTTGTATATCATAAAATCTATGACGCTCTATCTGAACATGTTGAAGCTTCAAGTATTCCTAGTGCTGTTCTAATTCTTGCAGAGTATAGTTTCAAGTCACAAAATACAGTTGATAAGGAGTTACAATTAGTTGCGGCTTGTACAGAAATTATGGGAAGCATTAATTGGAAGCACTAATTATATCATGGCTGCAAAAAAGAAAGTAGAGGAAAAGTCTCAACTTCCTCCGAAGATTAAATCTTTTGGAGTTTTTGATATTGTATTTAATATCAATGAAGGGATTCGGGGTGAAAACTTAATGAAGGATTGCTCAGCAGATCAATCTGAAAATGCAAAAACTGAAATTGAGAAATTATACAATTCATTTCTAATCAATCGAAATTTCTCAAATTTTTCAGACACTATTCTCCTTGCAAATGTATTAAATTCATATCCAGGTCTTCCTCATAAAATGCAATATGAATTTTTAAGGAATACTATTCGACCTAAAAAAAGATTTGCAAAATGGGGTAAAGCAAGTGATAATTCTGGAGATGTTGCAGTTCTAATGGAATTGTATAATTATAGTGCAGAAAAAGCTCGTGCTGCGTTGCCATGTTTAACGGAAGATCAGATGATTGTGTTGCGGAAAAGAGTTGATAAAGGAGGAAAGCAATAGCATGAATAATAGTACTATGATAGAAACATATGATCCAAACTCGACAGATAGTCGGAGTCATATGAATTCGGAATATCTTAATTCCAAACCTGAGATTAAACTTAGCAAAGCTCAGCCGATATGCAAGTCAAAAAAGAATTTATCTCCCAAGAGATTTTCTAAGAGACGGGCAGCATCGAAAGTTTCAAGAAAATCGAGGCATCGACGGCAGCAACATCGTAAGTAAAACTATGCAAATTTTGCATATAAATAAATTTACTTATTATGAATCATTCTCCACAAGATAGTGTTATAAACTGGTCTTCCTCTATAATGCTTGAAATTATTTTGGAAACTCCCGATAACTTTCTAAAAGTTAAGGAAACTCTTTCTAGGATAGGTATTGAGTCTAAACGAGAACCTAATGTATTATTTCAAAGTTGCCATATACTTCATAAGAGAGGTCATTATTATATTGTATCCTTTAAAGAGATGTTTGCCCTAGATGGTAAAATTACTACAATCACTAAGGAAGATATTTCACGCAGAAATACCATTGCAGTTCTTTTACAAGATTGGAATTTATTGAAAATTGCAGATATATCGAAAGCTGTTCCAGTATCAGATTTAAAAAAAATTAAGATTGTACCACATAAAGATAAATGTAATTGGGAATTTCGCGTAAAATATTCAATAGGTAAGAAATGATCTTATTTTTATAAATAATAGATATGTGCTGCATTGCTGTGAAATTTTTAAAAGATATTGGTTTTGTTGGAGCCAAATGCAGAGATAGAAATTATCCGTGTTTCATTAAAATCATTAATTCGAATAGAGATTCAATTCAAAGACTTTATATTGATGATCAGACAACTCGTTGGACTGAAGGTTTAAATGAAACAGGCTTATCAATTATATCTGCATCCTTTTCTGTAGCTGATGATGAGAAGGAAGGTAAAAAAATATTATTGAAAAAGAAAACCAAAAAACCTATTATATCTCCAGACGGTCTTGCAATTCGTAATGCTTTATTATTAAAAGATCCTAAGAAAGCTGCAGAATATTTGATTAATAAACAATTAGCTGGAGCCACCTTCATTTTTAATAGAGACATATGTTATCTTCTTGAAGGAGGTTTTACTATCAGAAAAAAGAAGGCAACTAAAGATTATCCTAGGGATTATATTTACAATCTAAAAGAAATTACCAAGGAAGCTAATTATGCAGTACGTACTAATCATGGAATTGATATGCCCATGTTAGGATATGTAAAAGATTCTAAGGATCCTTATATCAAAAAATGCCGAGAAAGTTCTGAATCAAGATGGAAAATAGTAAATAACTATTTGAGAGATAATGATATAACAAACCCAAAGGGATTATTAGATGCTTTAAACCAAAGCCCGAGTAAGGATCCCTTCATGAATCCAATTCGTACCGGGGATCCTAAAAAAGGAGATATGGTTACAACTGGAACTTTATTGGTAGTTCCTGCAGAAAGTACTTTACATTATACTCCAATATATTCGTCTGTCGAATTTTGCTATCACAAACTTTCTAATGAAAAAAATAAGACTTTCTTTGAGATCATTTCTAATCGTAAGCTTTTGAGTTTCAAGGATTTTGTAAAGAAATAATTTCTGATCGTGTTGTTGCGGTCATAAAACATATGATGCCTTTGGGTCATGTGTAGAATAACCAACAAAATAACTAGCATAAATTGAAGTTAAAAATGAAATACATAAACAATAGTAATTTCGGTATCGGATTTGAACGATTCTTTACTGAATTTGAACAAGCCCTCGCAGTTGGTCCTGCTTTATCCTATCCACCACATAATATTGTGCGAATAGGAAATGAAGGCAATGAATTCCTCGTAGAACTTGCGGTAGCAGGCTTCTCTGGGAATGAGTTAAACATTGAGGTGAAAAACAACACATTAACTATAACAGGCAAGAAGACGGATAAAGATGAACGTAATTATTCTCATAAAGGGATTGGTACGCGTGCATTTGAACGATCTTTTAAATTGGCTGAGCAAGTTATTGTCGAAAATGCGACATTAGCGAATGGTATTCTTGGAGTTTCTTTAAAATTGGAAATTCCTGAAGAAAAGAAACCGCGCAATATTGCAATTGAATACTAATTATAATCTAACTTAAAAAAGGGCTCACTTTGATATTTACAGAGTGAGCCCTTTATGTTATAATAACACATGATTGAATTTTACACTTGTGTTGACCGCCATATGAATAATATTCTCTATAGAGGATATGATGCAGATGGACGAAAGATTTACAATAAAATCAAGTATAAGCCTACAATGTATCTCGAAGCAAAAAGTTCAGATACTCTTTGGCATACACTTGAAGGTACACCAGTTGAAGAAATGAAATTTGAGTCAATGAGTGATTGTAGAAACTTTCAAAAGACTTATGAAGATATCAAGTCTTTTAAGATTTATGGAAATGATCGGCATATCATATCATATATTCAAGAAAAGTTTCCAGATAAGATTCAATTTAAGTCAAGCAGAATTGAGATTTGCTTCCTAGATATAGAAAATATGGTTTCTTCTACGGGAGAATTTACGGAGTCTACAGTTGCCGATCAAGAAATTACTCTCATCGGTTTGAAAGCATCTACTCATTCTCATTATATTCAGTGGGGGACAAAACATTTCGATCAAGACAAGTCTCTAGTTCCTCATATTAATCTTGAGCGTAGAGAATTTGATTCTGAACACGAAATGTTATCAGATTTTATTACATGGTGGTCTGACCCCATGAATACACCTGATGTAATTACTGGATGGAATACAAAATTATATGATGTTCCATATTTAATCAATCGATTATCAAGAGTTTTAGGATCAGATGAAGCTAAAAGATTATCTCCATGGAATAATATTTCTCAAAGAACTAAGATAGATAAAACTGGCAAGGACTGTACATTCTTTGATATCAGTGGAGTTCAACAATTAGATTATCTTGATTTATTTATTAAATTCAGTTTAAATACTTACGGTAAACAAGAGTCACACAAGCTAGATTTTATTGCCGATCTCGTCCTTGGAGAAGGTAAGATTAATTATGGAGAATCTGGCTATTCAAATCTTACTGAACTATATGAAAAGGATTATGATTTCTACTGTTCATACAATCTCGTCGATATTGAACTTATTACAAAGCTTGAAGAAAAGCTAGGAACAATCAATCTAGTATTTACTTTATCATATTATGCAGGTACTAATTATAATGATACATTAGGAACTGTTGCAATTTGGGATGCTATTATCTTTAGATATCTTGCTAATAAACGTATTGCAATTCCTCAAAATGAAGTTTCTTTTAAAACTGAATATGAAGGAGGTTATGTTAAAGAAGCTCACAAAGGCCGGTTTGATTGGGTAATGACATATGATTTAAATAGTCTATATCCAAATACTATCATTCAATATAATATGAGCCCAGAAACTATTGTACCTCATATGAAAGTTCCGGGAATTACACCAGAAAAGATATTAGAAAATATTGATAGAAAACAATGGTCTCCTGAGGAAAACTTAGCAATAGCAGCAAATGGTTGTTGCTTTAAACGAGATAAACAGGGGTTTCTTGGAGCTCTTATGGAAGATATCTATATGAATAGAGTTCTTGTAAAGAGACGAATGATTGAAGCTCAGAAAGAATTAGAATTGTTAAAATAATCCCATATAGAGAATTTAGTATGATGTGTTTTTATAAAAGCATCATATTATGCCCAGATATGTCTCTAAATCATATTAAAAAACCACACCGTATCTGCATAATCCTAGAAATTTAAAGTTAATGATAAGTCCCCATTGCGACTGTCATAGTAAAGTTAGCAATATGACCAGGTATCATTTTGAAAAACGTAAACAAAATAATATGAATATAGAAAAAAGAAAAAGAGAATTGGAAATTGAAATTGATCGACTTAATAATGAACAAATGGGTCTTAAAATCCTAAACTAATGGGACCCTCTATAGCAATATAGAGGTAAACTTCATGTGAATTCAGGGAAGGCTTTAATATGCTAATCCTGAGCCAAGCTAGAAATAGAAGGTGCAACGACTATCCGTAAGGAGTACACTCAAGTGAGTGGAAGCGCATGACAACTCTCTGAGTTGAAGATATAGTCTGATCTTATAGGAAACTATAAGCAGTAGTAATACTGAGTATGAAATTAACGAATCATACTTAACATAAATGATTAAATTCCTGCTATGGAGCATTTTCAAATAGGTTTTTCCGATATTATAATATTGACATTGCAGAAGCTATTACGTTATCTGGTCAATTAGCAGTACAAACAGCTGAACATGCCGTAAATAATTTCTTATCAACCTCATTAAAAGATTCTACTTTTAATGATCGAATCCTTATGTCCGACACTGATTCAATTGCCACTCATCTCGGAGATGTCGTTGATAAATGCAAGCCAAGAGATCCTCATCAATTTCTTTTAGATTTTGGAAGAAGTGCTTTAGAACCTGTTATTGAAAAAGCATATTCTGAATTAGCTTTGAAAGTTAATACATATAAGAACACTATGGTTATGAAAACAGAAAAAATTTGTTCTGTTGGAATTATCCAAGCGAAAAAAAGATACATATTCAATGTAATTTCAAGTGAAGGGGTAGTCTATAAAGAACCTAAACTTGTTATGAAAGGTATTGAGGCTATTAAATCTTCAACACCTAAGATTTGTCGAACTGAATTTAAAAAGTTATTTAAACTTCTTATGGCAGCATCTGAATTGGAAATTCAGACAGAGGTGGAACGATTTCGAGAAGAGTTTGAACAAGAACCAATTGAAAAGATTGCATTTCCTCGTGGTCTTACTAATATTAAAAAATATATTCAAAAGGTAGGAGCAAATGGAATTAAAGTTCCATATATCAAAGGAACCCCTATGAATAGTAGGGCATCTATCATGTATAATCACTTAATAAAAACTATGGGATTGACAAACAAGCACCAATATATTAAAGGAGGTGATCGTATTAAATATATCTTCCTTCGTAAAGGCAATCCTACAGGAGAAAACGTAATTGCGTTCCTTGATAAACTTCCAACAGAATTTGATCTTGACAAATATGTAGATAGAGATTTATTATTCGAAAAGACATTTATCTCCCCATTACAATTAATTTTGGACGCAATTAACTGGAAGGCTATACCATTATCTGATCTTAGTGATTTCTTTTGTTAATATCTTTTATATTTACAAACACTATAATAAAATATATAATATCTATATGATGACAATTGAACAAGCACAAATAAAATGGGGTTACAAAAAAGAAGCATTTATCAGAAATGATGAATATGAGAATAGTATTATTAATCCAGGAGTAGTACAAGATGATATGAATCTTATGCACTCTTATTATGGTATTCATCAAGCGATGGAAAAACTTAGTCCAGAACAACTTAAGGAATTTATTTCATTCCGCTTCCGATTCCTTCAAGAGGAAGTTACAGAAGGGTTTAAAGCGATTGATGACAAAGATGGAGACGGAGTTGTTGATAGCATTATTGACCTCGTTGTTGTTGCCGTAGGCACGTTAGATCTTCTTGGAGTTGACTTTAGAACAGCCTGGAATAAAGTATTGATTGCTAATATGAATAAAAAAGTAGGTATTAAAGCAAGTAGACCAAATCCACTTTCATTACCGGATCTTATCAAGGAGTTTGGGTGGCAGGCTCCTTGTCATAAAGATAACTTGGGAGTAATTCAAACTGCTCTAAATCATACAACCTAATATGAAGTATTCATTAACAATCTTTACGTCAATCTTTGATAATAAAACCCATCGACGTATGGATTTTAATTCCTGGGATATGTTTGAGACTTTGTTGTATAACCTATCTAAAGAACCAGGATATAAACCTAAAAAGGGAGAGCGCATTAAAAATGCATCTCCTTTAATTACTCCGGCTATCTTTAAAGAAGGTACTACCCGAAAAAATGAAAATGTTTTAGAATGGGCGTCATGGGCATGTATGGATGTTGATAATTATGATACACCTTTTGAAGATGCTGTTGCTGTATTTAAAACAAATAGGTTTGTATGTTATTCAACATCTTCTAGTACATACAAAAAACCAAAATTTCGAGTAGTACTTCCTTTACTATCATCTGTTCCTGCAAATAAAATTCGTCATTTCGTATATGCATTGAATAAGGAATTTAAATCATTGAGTGATCCACAAACAAAGGATTTATCTAGAATGTACTACATCCCGGCACAATATCCAGATTCATACCAATTCATATTCTCTCATAAGGATGCTTCTATGATTAATCCTAATGAGCTAATGGAAACCCATCCATTCATTTCTATGAGTTCAAACTCATTAGTGGATAGTCTATCACCAGAAATACGTGAACGAATTATTGCATATCGAAAAGAGAAACTGACTAATACATCATATTCTTGGAAGTCATACTTAGATTGTCCTTTCGTCAATCATACACTCATTGCTGAATATCGACATATATCAGAAACAGGTTGGTATAGCAAGATGTATCAGATAATGGTGTCAATCGCATCATCGGCTATGCGCCGAGGGTATCCAATTTCATCACACGAGATTGCTGTTCTTTGTTCGGAAATTGATACAGCCACTGGTGGATGGTACAAAAATCGGCCTCTCGAAACTGAGGCAGTTAGAGCGCTAGCTTTCGTGTGTAAGTCGTTATAACCCATAGTTTGAGACAACTTACAACCATCTACAGTAGAATATCCGATAAGATAAAGGAATTGAAAGTCTCATGGATTTTTACCATCTTCCTAAGCCGCTTGTTTATAGTAGTGAGTCAATTATTTTCGTTTTTGTTGTTTACTATTAGATAAAAATAACGTATAATATTAAATACATATGGATAATGTAGAATCAATACGACGCCAATTATTAGTAAAGTATCAAACAAGTGAATTTGTAATTGAT